GAAAAATCTAAGTTAGAGGCTGAAAGATATGGTGCTATTCATAAGATGGCTCCACACTTAACGCCTGGTGTTGTTTTATCTTTGGTTAGTTCTGGGGCGAGCGACCAGGTTGTTGCCAAGGTTGGTCTTGCTGCGTTGGCTGTTGAAAAAGAAAAAGCGGAACAGGAAGATAATGACCGCAATATTTTAGGTGACGCTTATGCAGTCCTTAAAACAGGTACACGTTGGGTTGGAATGACAGCGAACAGTGCTTTGGATTTTGCTAATACTGCTGCAACTTCCACATTTTTTGATGCTGCAAATTCACCAGAACAAGGTAAGTTCCTTAAATGGAATCCTAAGAACCCTTTCCGTTCTGGTGTTTTTGCTTCAACAGAACTTGGCGCAGCAATCGCAAACCCAACTGATACTGGAACAGGAATTTTTGGTATCGGTGGGGAAGCAGCACAATACAAATCACGCAAACAAATGGAATTCGCTGGTTCAATCCCGTTAACCATTGAGGCTGGAGCAGCAGAAAATACAGCGTTCCAAGCAGACCCAGACCAAATCAATACTCTTGCTATGCAGATTCTTGCAACAAAAGATATTACTTATGAAGAAGCATATGACGAAGCAAACAGAATGATTCGTTCTGAAGCACGTCAGGCTTTAACTTTTTCTGGTATCGCACCTTTAAGCAATTTTATTCCAAACATAGGTTCATTCAAAATTGGGGTTGACCCAAATAGCAGGATGCCAGTTTTGAGCATAGAAAAATTTGAATTTGGTGATATCGGAACACCAGAATATGCAATGACATCTGCTGTTGCAACTTTGGCTTTGGCTGCTGTTCTTCCTGATGCCACTGTTGCTGCATGGAGAAACGTTGCAAAGCCGTTGTACTCATACGGTAAAGGAATCAAGTATGTAGATGAAGCGGGTAACTTCACTATGGATTCCCGCAACATTGCACAAAACGGTGCTGAAGCAGAGTTCATGGCAAAGATGGATTCTTTAAACGTTATGGTTAACGACTTTGAAGTTGCTGGTATTTCTGCTGCTGACGAGGCTGTTGAAATGTTGACACCAGAACCAGGAACATGGTGGCATGGTTCTCGTGGTTCTGGTCCTGCCGACGGAAACTTTTTAGGCATTGAAGACCCTCGTGCCCCAGTAGGAGAACACCATCTTTACGGTCCTGGTTTGTACCTAACAGAAGCAAACCTTATGGGAACAACGTATGTTTCTCTAAATGCTGATGGCACAAGAGAGTTGCTCACTCAGGAAGAAGCAATACTTCGTGGACTGGTTCCAAAAGTAAACCCCGATGCAATTGATATACCAACCGTTCGCATGGGTCTCCCAGCATCAGAAGTTCCAGAAGGTGTTGAACCTGGGACATTGTTTAGGTTTAGGGAAATGGAGGATTACAACCCATCCTTGCTGAATCCAGAGTACGGGTTGAGTGGTCAAGCAGAAGAAAGTTTTGTTTCACAACTTGCAGATTTGTGGGTTGATTCAAAAAACCCACAAATTACTGGTTTGGAATTACTCGGCAGTGAAGACCCAGTAACAAAACTATTCACAACATTGGGTATTGAAGATATTGTAAAAACTAGTCACGACAGAATTGTGCAAGACCTTTTAACAAAAGGCATTTCACACACACACGGTACTGTGGGAGCAGGTCTTGTTACTTCAAATCTTCAAGAATCTTTAACAATAAAAATTAGAAATGGTGAATTAAACGATTTTTTCAACAGCGAATTCACTTTAACTGCTAATGCAGTGCAGACACGATTGGTGAATCATTTATCTGAATTCGCAATTCAATTTGGTCGTGCGCCTTCCTCTATTGATGAACTTAAATCTTTCAAAGGAACAATGTCATTTGACGACATAACAACAAAACCAATTTCTATTGCCAATGGCGACGACGTTCTCAGAACAGATACTTTACCGTATCTGGGAATAGACGAAGATTCATTTACATTGCCAAACAGAACAAGGCTTAGTTCAATTTTTGATTCTGATATTAACGACATTTACGCTGCACATGCAAAGGCTATGGAAGAAGCAACCGCAAATGGTCAACCATACATTGGGCTTAATAAATGGCTTGATGAAAACCCAACGATTAAACAAAAATACGATTTGTTTAGGGAAATGAGCAGTCTTCATCGTGACCCAAGAGTTGCGTATTCTCCACATTTGGGAGACTTTGTAAACGGCAATTTTAAAAGTTTATTTTATTCTTCTTCTGAATCTCTTTACCCTCTTATGGACACAGACGATTTGACATCAGGGCTTCGTTCTGTTGTAGAGCAATCAATGTTTGAATTGTCTGACAGATTCAACCCTATTGTTTCCGAACGAATTCAAAGAATGAACATTGATGATGTCACTAAACAAACATTAGAAGATGTATCAACAAAAAATCTTTCTCATCCAGGCATTGAAGATATGCCTATTTGGTCTGCTGGTACACCGCAGACACGACGTTCTTGGCTCACTGTAAATGAATGGCTTGCAAGAAACGGCATTGACGGCTACATGCACCAAGGTGGCAATGTTGCTGGTCAAGGAACATACCTTCACCGTGTAAGAGTTTTATTTGACCCAATGAAACACCTTGACGTTGCTGATGTTTTAACAGGCGAACGCCTACCAGTGAACGAAGCAATTAACAAGATGCGTGAATCAGGTGAACTCGCAACACGTGCAGGAGAACTTCGCACACAGGCAGATGAACTCCAAGCAATGCGTGACGCTGGTCATATACCTGGGTATGGTGATGCTGTTGACCCAGAAACATTCAACTCTTTCTTCACACAGTCACGTGCTGGTAAATATGCCGCAGATAAAATTTGGGCTGCGGTAGAAAAAACAAAAGATGCTGTCACAGGCGACGAAGCATGGTACGACCTATGGAAAATGTTTGATGGGAAACTTCCTTTAAACATTTTAGATGAAATTAAAAATGCTGGAAGCAAATCAGAAATGGTTAGCATCATCAACAAAAACGTTGGTTACACTCCAGGTCTTTCAAATATCGGTGACCTTAATTTCAGTCTTTCAAAAACGTTTGACCAATTAAAATCAGTATCACGCATTGATACTTTGATGGAGAAGGCAAGCGAGTTCGCTGGTCCATTATTTGGTCGCAGCCCTAAATCAAAAACATTGAATTTTTTTGGTTCTCAACGTGAGCAACTTCAGGCTTTGAAAGACCTAGATGCTTTCATCACAACTGGTGTACGAGGCGATGTTAACATCTCGGCTGACACTGGTTACAACCTTAAAAAAAGAACCATGTTCCAATTTGCCGAAGCAATGCGAACAGGGGACCGTACATATATGTACAGTATTTCACAAAATATTGCGGATATTATTAAATACCGAATTCTTAACGAAACGAAAGATACGTTACAAGCACAGGCAGCATCAGACCTGTGGGCTTCAGCATTTGACTCTGCATCAGGACGTGGCATCTACAGCGTCGGAGAAGCAGGACGACGGACAGACAACGGATACGCCGCCGTACTTGCAGACAACGGCAAGTTGGAACTTCGTGGTATGGAACATGGTGGTCCAGCACTTCTTAGCGAACTTCAAAACACCCCACTTGAATTGCCAGACATTCAAGCATTGCGCCGCATGACAACATTCCTTGGAGTGTTCACAGGCAAACAAGGATTGCAACGGTTCATTAAGAAAAGTGAATTTCGTACCAACGCTTTGAAGACATTTGGTGTTGACCTCAGCAAAAAGGATTTAGAAAAACTTGGCGAACTACGCATACCTTTGCGTCTTACTGACTTTGTGATGACAAAAGTGTGGAAGAACTCAAAGAAACTTTCTCTTGCTTATGGTCTTCGTAATAGCATGGAAGCCCAGGCTCGCCTTGCTTTCTCAGACATTGATAATGTTTATACTCATCCTGTTGACCACATTCTTGTAGCGACACATAACCGTATCCCTGATGACATTGCCTTGGGTGAAGAATTCAACCCTGAAGGTTGGAGTGGTCTTGGACAGGCGCATGAAAGTGCTGGAGAAGGATACCGTGAGATGCTTGCAGCCGCATATTACGGTTCTGATGGACGTATGGACATGGTTGCGTCACAGTTTAAAAACGGTGAATTTGTTGTATACAGCAAAGACAACCCTTCTAAGTGGGCAAAGGCTGGAGCATATGAACTTCGCCAGTTGTTCAATGACCCTATTGCCCGTCGTTTGGCTGGCGGTGCAGATACGGATTCTGTTATCAAATGGCTTAACTCTGATGACCCTATTGCACAAAAGGCATTGCGGGAAATTAAAAACACCATGTCAAGTGGTGAAGTTTTTTACGACTCAGCAGGTTACGCAAAAATTGTTCCTGTTGAACCAACACCAGCGAACATTCGTTTGCGTATTGAATCAATGCAGAAAGAACGTGTTGCCCTTAAAACTGGTTCCGACCCTTCATTGACAGAGGTTGTTTCGCAAGGACAGTTGAACGGTGTTGATGCTTTTAAACCTAATGGTTCTGCTACAAAAGAACTTCTTGACTATTTAGCGTCACGAGTACAAGATACCAACCTCCCATCTTTCTACAAGGGTCGTGGTGAGTCTGCATCATTAATCAAAATGAAAGAATCCCAATTTGACCAGGCGGTAAACTGGTTCTTTAACGGTTTGGTAGGTCGGGCGCACAACTTTATGGACCGTTCACCGTTGTGGCGACAGGAATACACTAAAGAAGTTAACCGTCTTGCAGTGTTGATGTCTCCTAAAGCAGCAGCAGAAATGAAAGCGTTAATTTTAAATCGCACTTCACACTACGACTCTATTGCTCAATCAAAAGGTTTCGCACGTACATTCACATTGAAGGATTACCTTGGTAAAAATGTTGATGCCGACGAACTATTTGAATCCCTTGACAATGCTAAAGGTTGGATGAGCCGTGACGAAGTTCACGCTTTTGCTAACGCTTTAACATTGGACAAGATTGAAGGATTGCTGTTTGATGCTACGGCACGTAACTCTATTACCGACGCAGCCCGCATTGTTTCACCATTCGGTGCAGCGTTTGCAGAAGTAACAAAAACATGGGCTGGTCTTCTTGCCAAGAACCCAGACAAAGTTGTAAGCCTTGGACGCAAATACGAAATTCTTACTGGCGACAGAGAATCAGAAGCATTACAAAACAAAGGCTTGCTACGCAAAGACCCCATTAGCGGAGACATGATGTACTTCCTTCCAGGTTCGGGAAGCATATTTAAAATGTTTAACAAACTTACTGGCGGTGAAGACACAGGTTCTAACTACAACCTTCAAGCACCAGTCAAAGGTATGAACATGGTGTTCAACTTCACCCCAGGTTTCAGCCCTATCGTTGGTTTCCCTTTCGGTAAACTTCTTTACGGTTCACCTAAACTTCGTGACTTCGCATCGTTCCTGCTTCCATACGGACAACCAAAATCTCCAACAGACATAAAAGAATATATGCCTGGATGGATGAGCAAGATTGTTTCTGGTTTGCTTGACAACCCACGTACCCCTGGGGTATTCGGAGATACATTGTCTGAGGTGATGCGTGTTGAAATGGCAACAGGTAAATATGATTTGAGTGACCCTGACCAGCGTTCACAGTTTGAAAAAGACGTTGAACATAAGGCTCGTATTCTTACGATGATGCGTGGTATTGGTCAAGGTCTTGGACCTTCTTCGCCGACAGTAGAAGCAAAAGTTCGCACAAAATCAGGTGATATTTTTTCTGGTTATTTAACAGCAGAGTTCCACAAACTCCAAAGCGAAGACTACGACACAGCCATTGAACGATTCCTGTTTATGTTCGGGGAAGAAACATTTGGATTTATGGCTGGAAAAACAAAGTCACTTGTGTCTGGCGTTGAATCAACATCCGAATTTGCTAAATGGGAATTAGAAAACGCTGATTTGTTTGACACCCCTTATGGCGACATCGCTGGTTTCTTCGCTCCCAAGGGTTCCAACTATGACCATGCTGCATGGGTATACCAAATCAACACTGGCAAGCGTGAACGTATCCCGCCTATCCCTACACAGGTTGAAATCGCTGAGTATGTTTTGGGTATGCACAAGTATCGTGCGCTTGTTAACGCTGCTGGTCCACGACCTAACGAAAAACAACGCACTGCCATTGCCGAGCAAAAACTTTTGTTAGAAGCAGAATACCCTGGCATGGTTACACAGTCCGTTTTGGACGTAGAAAAAAGCAAAAAGAATATGAAGATGCTTCGCCTGGCGACGCAAGACTCACGCTTGAAAGATAACGAGACTGTTATCGCTTTGAAAGATTATCTTGATTTCCGTGATATGGCTATTGCTGGTGCGAAGGCTGCTGGCAATGAATGGGGTAGTGATGCTGCTGCTGGTTTAAGAGCAGTGTTACGTTTCCAAGGTCAACGTCTTGTGAAAGAAACACCTGAGTTTGCTCGTGTTTTTGATAGATTACTTTTACCTGAATTGGACAAATAATGGAATTTACAAAAGAATTAACCGCAGAAGAAATAGCAAAACTTACCCCTGCACAACAGCAAGCATATTTAATTTGGCTTGGGCAACAAGGCGGGGATTCAGGTTCAACTGGTTTACCATCAGGTTATAAGTTACCGCCACGTAAGTGGACAGACCCAAACACTGGCGAAGTAAAAACCTACAACGGTAGCCAACTTCTTAATATGACAACTGGCGCAGAGCAGAGGTTGTATTTACTTGACCAAGACCCAACAGCAATCATTGGTGACAAACTAACCAAAGAAGGACCGATAGGTCTTTTAAAGTTTTTACGCAACATTAAATCTCTAGGGTTTTACCAGGGAGCGCAAGTAGGTAACGGCAACTCGTCAGCAGACATTGCTGCTGTGTCAAGTTTCTTGCGTTACGCAAACCAGCAAGGTTTAGAAATGAACTCTGCTATGACCGTTGCTAAGTCAGATACTTCTGGGCTGTTCAGTTCCTCAGCAGGAATGGGACCAGCACGTGTTACAAGCCCGACAGATTTGAAGTCTGTGTTCCAAAGCGTTTCTATGTCAACCCTGGGTCGTGGACTTTCTGATTCCCAAATTGATGGGATGGTCCAGTCGTACCAGCAACTTGAACGTAGTGCAGCATATGGTTCAACACAAGCACCAAATGTGCAGACGTATGCTAATGAGAATTTGCGTTCACGGTTCAAAGGTGAAGCACAAGATTTCCAGGCGATGAATGTCGCAGACACAATGCTAGATATTATTAAAGGTTCATAATGGTTGACGACGCAAAGAAACTAAAGAAATCTCTTGACAAGGATTTTCTTGGATTTAAAAATAACCAACTCACAAAGTCATACAAAAATGTCAATGCGTATTTAACTGACGATGGCAAGGCTCCTGTTGGTAGTGCTGTGTATAACCGTCGTATGGCTGCATACAATAAGTTTTCTACAGAGTGGAAAGACAATCTGAACGAGGCTGGTATCCAGTCAGGGAAACTTCTTCCTGCGTATCAGCAGCAAATTGAGAAGATGTACCCATCTTTGGCTGCTTATATGAAGCAGTATCCTGAGTTGCAACAGATTTTCCGTGACGCTGTAACTTCCCCTACTCCTCCTTCACCTCAGATGCTGAATACTAAGATGCGTGGGACACAGTTTTGGCAGACCTTAACTGATTCATCTGTAGCCTATGACACCGCTACTGATGCGACACGTCAACAAATGGTTGATGGTTCATTGATGAAAATCCAAACTATCGCTCAGGGCACTGGTGTCAAGATTGACATTAATGAGGCGAAGTTTAAAGATTTGGCGGTTAAGTCTGTGCGTGAGGGCTGGACTGACCAGATGGTTTCTAACGCTTTGGGTGGTCTTCTTGTTGAAGACGACGAAGATGTTATACAGTTGCGTCAAGGTCTTGTCGGTACAAAAGTAAATCAAACGCTTGACACTTGGGGATACCCTGGTAGCCGTAGCGGTAGACAAGATTTTGTTAATCAATGGATTAGCAAGATTGCTACTGGTGCTGAGTCAAATGAAACTTTACAGAGTTATTTGAAAGAACAGGCAAAGGTTTGGTACCCATCTTTTGCTAATGAGTTTGAGGGTGGTCGTACCTTCAAGCAGGTCATTGACCCATATGCCCGCATTGCAGCCAGCACATTGGAGAAGGACCAGGATTCTATTGACTGGACTGACCCTTTGTATTCCCAGGCTTTAAACCAAGGTGCTGAAAAGGGCAACGCTCCGATGTCGTTTTCTGATTGGAATAAAAAGTTACGCACTGATGCTTCGTATGGTTGGAACCAGACACAACAGGCTAATGATTTGGCTGCCACTATTGGTCGTTCTTTGACTCGTGCTTTTGGTAAGGTTAGATAATGGCTGACGCACGTGACACTCTCGCTTCTTATCTTCGTCCTTTTGGTCTTGATGCACAGGACGTTATTGATGCAGCGTGGACTTTTGTTCAGGCGAATCCTGGTCTTGCAGAGAATGAGGCGTTGATTGTTGACTCAACTAGGAACACCAAGTCCTATAAGGACAGGTTCGCTGGTAATGCAGCCCGTGTTGCCAAGGGTTTACCTGAGTTGACCCCTGGTGCTTACCTCCAGTACGAGGAGGCTTACCGCCAGAAGTTGCGTTCTTCTGGTATGCCCATAGGGTTTTACGATTCACAGCAGGATTTAGCCAGGTTCATTGGGAACGACACAGACCCTGACGAACTGAAGCAAAGAATTGACCAAGGATACAAGGCTGTCAAAGATGCCGACCCACAGATTGTTGCAGAGATGAAACGCCTCTACATGGTTGACGATGCCTCCCTCGCTGCTTTCTTCATTGACCCTGAGAAGTCAAGGGACATTGTTCTGCGGCAGGCACAGGCTGCCCAAATTGCAGCCGAAGCACAGACCCAGGCAGAGATGCGTTTGTCTGCCCAGGAAGCAGAAGGTTTGGCACAGCGAGGAATCACAAGCACACAAGCACGTCAAGGCTTTGGAAGCCTCTCAGCATCAAGAGAGTTGTTTGACACAACTATGGCTGGTGAAGAACAAATTACCCGTGAAGAACAAATCAGTGGCGTACTTGGCACCAACGCAAATGCAGCCCAACGCATCGCACAACGCCAACGCAAGCGCAAGGCATCCTTTGAAGAAGGCGGCGGTCTAGTTGAAACTCAACAAGGAATCACAGGACTACGCACAGCAGGACAGTAGTGTGATATAGTTCACTCTGTAAGCCGATGGCTGAAACCTACGGGAAATCCCCCGATACCGTAGCGTCACATGGGGTGTAAATTATGTAGCCACCACGTTCCTCCGATGTGGTGTGGACCTAAGGAGAGTGCCATATGTCAAATTTCGCAGATACCTACGAAGATGACGAATCCATCTATGACGAGTCAGTCCAAGAAACGAACCCAGTTCGTTCACGGATGAAGCAGTTGGAGAAGGAAGCCAAGGAACTACGCAAGCAAGTTGCAGAGTTCCAAACCACTAAACGAGAGATGGCTTTCGTTAAGGCAGGTATTGACCCTGCTTCACCACAAGCCAAATACTTCGTTAAAGGTTACGACGGCGACCTAGACCCAGAGGCTATTAGACAAGCCGCAGAGGAAGCACAACTGATTACACCCCAAGCCACACCGCAAGACACGGACAAGGCAGCATGGCAGCAGACCAACAAGATTGCTGCTGGAGCCGAAACCGCATCAAGTGGACCATCTTGGAGAAAACGAATCAGTGACGCAGCGTCACAAGAAGAACTCTTAACGATTTTTGCAGAGGCACAAGCCCAAGGTGTTGACCTTGGGGAAATTTAAACCCTCTACCTATTAAGGAAAAAATCAAATGGCTGATTACTACGCAGCAGAAACAGGCACCTCCAACCTTTCGGTTGACCAGGTTGCTTTTGAGAAGTTGGCATACTTTGCCCTTCGTCCAGAAATGTACTTTGACCAGTTCGCAGACGTGCAAGCCACGAACGCAACAAACCCAGGTGCATCCGTTAAGTTCACGGTCTTCGCAGACCTTGCAGCAGCAACAACTGAACTTGGTGAAGCAGAAGACGTAACCCCAGTTGCAATGAGCGACAACCAGGTTACCGTCACACTCAAGGAATACGGTAACGCAACAGTGACCACGGCGAAACTTCGTGCTTCGTCTTTCCTCCCTGTTGACCCAGTAGCCGCTAACGCTGTTGGTTACAACGCTGGTTTGTCAATTGACACCATCGCTCGTGATGTCCTCCAGGCTGGAACAAACGTCATCTACGCAACAGGTGGAGCAACCCAGGAAACAGCACGTGCTGACCTTGACGCTGACGACACCATCACTGCTAAGGACATTCGTCGTGCAGTTGCACAATTGCGTGGAGCAAACGTTCCAACAATCGGTGGCAACTACGTCGGCTTCATCCACCCAGACGTATCGTATGACCTTCGTGGCATCACCGATGCTTCAGGCTGGCGTGACTCGTACAAGTACACCAACGCAATGCCTCTTTACAACGGTGAAATCGGCATGTTTGAAGGCGTTCGTTTCATGGAGTCGCCACGTGCGCCTCTGTTCGCTAACGCAGCAAACACCACAGTTGACGTGTACGGTACCCTCATCATGGGTCAGCAGGCACTTGCCAAGGCTGTCTCAATGGGTGGCGAGTATGGTTCACAGCCAACAATCGTTTACGGTGCAGTCACCGACCTCCTCCAGCGTTTCCGTCCAGTCGGTTGGAAGCACTTCGTTGGTTACGGTGTGTTCCGTCAGGAAGCATTGCGCCGCATTGAATCATCTTCAAGCATCGGTGTAAACGCCTAATAACCCCTGTATAGTGTTGGTGTCCCAGAGACACAGCACAGCAAGCGAAAGCCCTTCACTTCGGTGGGGGGCTTTTGCTATTGTGTAGGCATGGCAACTTTCCGCCCACCAACAGACAACTTTGTGAACTGGGCTTTGCCAGGGGAACGTGGAATCCTTGCGTATCTGAAACCAGGTAGGCGTGGACGTAACGTGTTCAAACTAAAAGACGGGTCATTCACTGAATGGCAACCAGGGGACTTTGAAGATATTGCTTTCACCTACCACGGTGGGCATATCCACGAGTTGACGGCACAAGAGGAAGCAGACCTTCGGGCTGCTGGATATGGTGATTACATTGAAGCATAGAGAGACACATCCAAACTTGGATGTTGAGGGTTGTTTCGGATGCCGAGTGGCAGGGGTGCAGATGGGTGCAAACTCCACCACCACTAAGGGTGAATCGGTAGCGGCGATTAACCAGCGTGAAAAGAACTGGTCTAAAGATATGCCTGCCTATAAGCGTTTACGGGCTGAAGGACTCCAACCTAAAACGATTGATGGGTGCCACGCCGTTGAACAGTTAGCGACTTCTCGTCATCAGATTGAGGGAACTCCAGCGCCGCAATAGTGCTATGATTCTTACCGTATGGCTCAACCTGCTGACCAAGACCTAATTATCACCCGTGGTGACACAGAAACCCTAGTCGTGACTATCACGTCTGATGGGTCTACTGCTGTTAATATCACTGGTCGTACTTATCGGGCGCAGATTCGCAGCACTCAGGACTCCACCACCATCAAGGCTTCGTTCACTTGCGTTGTGACTTCGGGCGCATCGGGTCAGGTCACCTGCACTTTGTCTTCTACTTCTTCTGCTGCTCTGTCTGCTGGTTTGTATTTCTGGGACCTTGAAGAAAATGCGTCAGATGTTATTTCAACAATCTTGGCAGGCAATGTCACGGTTCTTGCTGACGTGACGAGGTAGCAATGGCTACATTAAATGTCACTATTACTAGAGCAGTTGAGACAACTGGGCTGATAACATCCAATGTTGTTACAGTCGTTGGTTCTTCCAACGCAGGACCACAAGGGGCTACAGGTGGGACAGGACCACAGGGAAACACGGGCGCAACAGGTGCGACAGGAAATACAGGACCGACAGGTTCTACTGGACCCACAGGCGGTACAGGACCTACTGGCGCAACAGGAGCAACTGGAGGAACAGGGGCTACTGGGTCCACAGGCTCTACAGGACCTACGGGACCTTTGGGACCAACAGGTGCTACAGGCGCAGACTCAACCGTTGTCGGACCAACAGGACCAACAGGACCAACTGGAAGTACGGGTCCAACAGGCGCTGTGGGTTCTACAGGACCGACAGGAGCGACAGGAACGACAGGCTCAACGGGACCGACAGGCGCTACGGGGTCTACTGGTGCTGTTGGAAGCACAGGTCCTATTGGTCCTACTGGTGACACTGGTGCGGTAGGGGCTACAGGACCTACAGGTCCGACGGGTGCGGTTGGTGCTACGGGAGCAACTGGTGCCACGGGAGCAACTGGTCCGACTGGGGCTACTGGTGCAGACTCAACAGTTCCAGGTCCTACGGGACCTACTGGGGCGACGGGTCCTACAGGTCCAACGGGTCCAACGGGTGCAGACTCAACTGTCGCAGGACCTACTGGTCCTACAGGTGCAACAGGCGCAACTGGTCCAACAGGAACGTTTACAACTGCTCAAACCATAAACGCACAAACAGGTACGACATACACACTTTTGTCTAGTGACGCTGGTAAAATGGTGACACTAAGCAATGCGTCTGCAACAACGGTGACAGTGGATGGTTCTACAGCGTTGTCTGCTGGTCAGGCTATTGACCTGCTACAAATTGGTACAGGGCAAGTAACCGTTGCTTCTACTGGCGTGACAATGAACAGAACTCCTGGTCCTAAGTTCCGTGACAGATATTCAGCAGCAACACTTTTCTGTGTTGGCTCTAACGATTATGTTCTTATTGGCGATTTGAGTTCGTAATGCCCATCAGACACGGGTTTATTGCTTCGTCTGTTGCACTGGCACCAACTGTATCTTTGTCGGCTGCAAGTAACTTCAACCAATCCATAGCGACACTCAACGCAACTGTTAGCGCAAACTTCTACTCAACAACAGTGAAGTTTCAGTACAACAAAACCAATAACTTTTCTTCGTACTCAGAAGTTAACGCTGCTACTACACCGATTACTGGGCAAAGTGTTTCTTCATATGCCAACATCACTGGCTTAGATGAAAACTCAACATACTATTTTCGTTGTGTCGCAACCAATGCTATCGGGACAACCACCACATCGGTGTCTTCATTCGTTACATGGGCGAAGCAAACATTCAGCAAGACAGCATCAGGCACTTGGAACATCACTATCCCGACTGTCACCCCTACTGGCGGTTCTATTGTTGTCCCATCAATTACTTCTGTCCAGTTAGTTGGTGCAGGAGCAGGCGGTAATGGTGGTGGAGGTGGTGGCGGTGCGGGTTATTCATCTGCGACTTTGACGTTTGCTAGTGGTTCAAGCACCGCAATCTCTGTTGTGGTCGGTGCTGGTGGCGGTGCTGGCAGTGCTGGAGGGTCATCGTCTATCTCCAATCTTTCTGTTTCTGCTGCTGGAGGAAACGCACCAACAGGAGATGTTTTTACTGGTCGTGCTGGCTCTAGTGGTTCAGGAAACTTGGGTGGTACAAACACTGGCGCTATTGACAAAAACGGCAACATTGTCAGTTGGGGATATGGCGGCGGCGGTGGCAATGCTGGCGGCGGTGGCAGTGCTGCACCTGATTACGGTGGCGCAGGTGGTGGACCATCATCATGCGTATACGGCGGTGGGACCTTCGGCGGTGGTGGAGGCGGCGATGGTGCTGTTGGCGATGGTTCAAACGGTGGGGGGAACTATGGTGTTGGTGGAAACGGGGCAGGAGGTGCGTCTGGTTCGCCAGGTCGTGTCTACTTCCAATACTATGCAAGTTCGGACTTAGCACCATGATTCAAACACAGCCATTCACAACAACAATCCTCACAACGCACAGAGGTTTTTTCATCCTTGACAAACTCCCTAAGTTTGCAAGTGAACTAGACGTGTGGATTCAAACACCAACAGGTAACGAATCAGTTGATTTCATTGACGTATTTGTCCTGCAAGACGGGACACTTCTCGCTGCATGGGTGCATCCATTCCAGAAACTACCCCTACACAACCTCACAGTGTTTTGCGATGGCGCAGTCCAAGTCCTCAATCTCTGCCCGCTTGAACGCATCATTGACATTTATAACCGACCATTAGATGCAAATCTTGGAACATTCAGTTTTGCAAAGTCAATACCTATTGACGGTGGAGACTGGCGATGCCATCGTGGTGCGTATGGTCCTTGGCAGTTTACCGATGACAACCACCAAATCGTCATTGATGAAGTAACACAGATTGTTATTTACGAATCGTTGCTGAACTTAAACAACGCTGGGTATTTGGTTTATTTAGAGGCAACAGGGAAGACCCAACTTGCCGAACAGAAAGTCAACAACAGCATCGCACCCGTTACGGGGCGTACACTTCAGGAAACCATGCGCCTCATCTACGAATGGTCAGTCCTCGCAGAAGAACCATTCAACAGCACAGACGAAGCAGCAGTAGCAGCCAAGACATTCCTTGATTTCCTTGGGTTCACCAGCGATGAACGCACAGCCCTAGCATCCTTGCCTCCTATGCAAATCAGCAACTACCTAGCAGGTAGCGAGACAGCCCGTGTCCGACCATCAAACATCCCCGCCCTAGATGACGCAATTAAAACAATGGTGTTCAAACGCATGGCTTCATCATCACTGTCAGCCCTGTTCAAAATTCACGGTATTGAAGACACCTATGGTTTGCAAGCATTGGAGCAGGCAGAACTTGACGCTGGCATCCAAAGGTTTAACGACTACTACACCGAACCAGTTAGTGCCGCAGATAAACCTTTCTTTGATAATCAGGTAAGGTTCTTTAGGAACAAGCAAACTGTTTTGAATCTTTAGGAGGGGCTATGAAAATAGCGGTCTACACAATCGCTAAGAACGAAGCAAAGCACGTCGCACGATGGGCTGAGTCTTGTAAGGAAGCAGACTATCGGTTAATCCTTGACACAGGCTCAACGGATAATACATGTCAAATAGCGTGGGACTGTGATGTAACTGTAGAGACAGAAACGTTTGACCCGTGGCGGTTTGACCATGCTCGTAACGTCGCACTTACCTGCCTCCCAGATGACATAGACCTGTGTATCTCTTTAGACATGGACGAAGTTCTAACCCCTGGCTGGCGTAAAGCATTAGAGAACTTATCCCCAGATATCAACATGGTTAGGCACAAGGTCGTCACCACATTCAACGCCGATGGTTCAGAAGGACAATCATTCACCATCGGACGCATCCACGCCAGACACAGCCACACATGGAAATACCCAGTCCACGAAGTTCTCACACCAGTGGCATTAGAAAACTCTGTGTATATAGATGGTTTAGAAATCCACCATCATCCTGACAACAGCAAACCACGCACCCAATACTTGCCCATGTTGAAACTGGCAGCAGAAGAAAACCCCAACGATGAACGCCACCAGTTTTACCTAGCCCGTGAATACTTCTTCCACGGACGATATGCCCTAGCCCAACACCACTTCTCACGGCACCTCTCCATCGCACAATGGAACCCCGAACGAGCAGCATCACACCGTTACCTAGCACAGATGCGCCCCGAAGCAGCCGAACACCACCTATACAAAGCAGTAGCCGAAGACCCAACCCGCAGAGAAAACTGGGTGGCACTAGCCAAGGTCTACTACGAACGTAAAGACTGGACATCAACACGGGCATCCTGCGAGATGGCTTTCCGCACCGCACAGAAACCAACCGACTATTTCTGCGAAGAAGAAGCATGGGGATATCTACCCTACGACCTTGCCGCCTTAGCCTGCTACCACCTTGGAGATACCGACCAGGCATGGGCATACGGGGCTGAAGCCTTAGCGTTAAATCCAGGGGATGAACGACTTGAAGCCAACCTCACATGGTATCGGCTATGATGTAGGCACCTCAACAATTAGGAGCAACAATGCCAATGGTCGGAAAAAAAGAATTCCCATACAACGCTAAGGGAATGGCTATGGCGAAGGCTGAAGCCAAGGAAAAGGGCATGAAGATGAACAAGTCCAAGAAGGCTCCAGTGCGTAAGGCTAAGGCTAAGAAGAAGTAAATGTCCACAGTCGGTACCGTTATTGATAGGACAGTGCGCCAGTTAATGTCTGGCACTGTAGAAGAACGTAACAAAACAACCCTTGCCCTTACAGCAACGGGTACCACTGTCACATTTCAATACGACCTTAGCGGTATCCGACCTGGTGGGGTTATCCAAATAGACAACGAACTCATGTATGTATGGGAAATCTCTGCTGGTTCAAAGTCTGTGACTGTTGAGCGAGGTTGGAACGGCACCACAGCAGCCGCCCATGCTGCGTCTTCTATCGCAACTGTAGACCCCAAGTTCCCAAGGGCACAAATCCTTGAAGCGATGAACGCTGAACTGGACGACCTGGCAAGCCCAATGAACGGTTTGTTCCAAATCAAAATCCTGGAACTCAACTACAACGGCACCGACCTCATGGTCAACCTGCCAACAACAGACAAAATCATTGACCTGATTTCAGTTTCATTACGCTACATCTCAACTGACTACATCAAGGTACGTCGTTGCCGCCTCATCCGTGACCTCCCCAATGATGACTTCAACACTGGATATGCCGTCCGTTTTGATGAACAGGTACGTGCGGGGCGTATGATTATTGTATACAAGACACCATTCAGCAACGTCACATCCGAATCTCAAAACATCCAGAATGTCACTGGTCTTCCAACTTCGTGTGAAGACATCTTGATTCTAGGTTCACAGATTCGTTTGGTTGGTCCACGAGAAGTTAAGCGCAACTTTACAGAATCACAAGGCGACACCCGCCGTTCCGATGAAGTCCCATCAGGTGCTGTAAGTAACTCAATCACTAACTTGTTGCGTATGCGCCGTGACCGCATCACATCTGAAGCAGCAAAACTTATGAGGCAATACCCAACATTCCTAAACAGGGATTAAGCAATGGCGGTAACCACCTTCACATTGCCGTATGTTGGCACACCACCGTATTTCTCTGGTACAGCCTCATCATCTTTAGTGCCGCACACTTTTCCTGTTGCTATTGATGGTCGTCCATACATGATTGACCAGAAATCAGGTCAGTTCAAACGTGGTTATGAGCAGCGTGTTCGTGATTCAACGGATGATTCAACTACTCCTGGTGAGGGTGCTATTAACCCTGGTGGTTTGTGGAGGCGTGGTCAGGATTCGTGGCATTTTGGTGCGGGTCAGCAGTATGCTGACACTGCCGAATCTAAGGACTATATGTTCTACAAGTCTAAGGGCATTAACCCTTGGGTGAAGGGTCAGTTGTCGTTGCTTAACGCAACCAAACGTTCTTTGGAATCAGCCAGCACTAACTTGTTTACCTGTGTTGTTGAATCAGGCGGGACAGAATACCTGTATGTAGCAGACAATGGTGTTGTCAGGTTCTCTAGTAACCCGTTCGCAGCCACTCCAACATGGACCGCTATCACAACAGGAACTCCCACCACGTTGCCTACCACTGCTATAACTGGTTTAGAAACCAACGGAACCAACGTCTTTATCGCTTGGACAGGAAACGACATTTGGTACACAACACCAGGTTCAACTACTGCCACATTCTTTTACCCCACATCAGGCACAGATGACCAAACCTATTCCGCTTTTGGTTTTGCAAAAGGTCGTGGCTTTACAGCAGTAGACCAAGACCTCTACCAAATCGGTCTTGGTTCAGGTTCACACACCGTTTTCTTTGACAACCCTGACACAACATTCCGATGGGTTGGTGCAGCAGCAGGACAAAACGCTGTCTACGCAGCAGGACATTCAGGGGACAAAAGCCTCATCTATAAAATCACCATCAAAGCAGATGGCACACTAGATGTTCCTGTTGTAGCCCTTGAACTACCAGTCGGTGAAATAGTTTCATCAATCCACGGCTATCTTGGATTCATTGCTCTCGGTTCCAACAAGGGCGTTCGTTTCTGTAGCACCGACGCACAATCAAACCTCAACGCAGGCTCCCTTATCCCCACCACAGGCGCAGTTAATGACTTCGCATCTGATGACCGTTTCATTTGGTTCGCATACACCAACTACGACGGCTTGTCTAGCGGTCTTGGACGTTTAGACCTGTCCGTGTTTACCGCAGCCAACACCCCTGCCTACGCAACAGACCTCATGTATACCAGCACAGGCGCAGTAAAGTCTGTGGCATCCATTGGCGGCAAGCGCATCTTTACCATCTCAGGTGTCGGTGTCATTGTGGAAGACACAGCAAACCTTGTTGCTACAGGGGAGATTGAAACAGGCACATGGCGTTGGGGTATCCCAGACCGTAAGTTCGTAGCCAAAATAGACACCCGTTCCACGCCACTCGTAGGCTCCATCACTTCATATCTGAAACTAGACGACGGTGACTACCAAGAAGTAGGTGTATGGGACACAGGCAACGACATTGAAAACTCCTTTGACGGTTCCGACACACGAGCCATTGAAGCAGAATTCAAGTACGTTCTTGCCAGGTCTTCTACTGCCACCTCAACAGGACCAACCTTTACTCGTTGGATGGCTAGAGCCTATGCCGCACCGTTCCGTTCACAAGTATTCGTCATCCCCGTCTTGCTTCACCAGTCGGTAACTGTCCGTGGGAAAGAGTATTACTACGACGTAGAAGAAGAACAATTATTCTTTGACGGTCTAATCGGTTCTCCTCGCATCATCTCTTTGCAAATGGGTTCGGTTACGCACTCAGTTATTTTGGAAGATTTGCAGTGGGATGCGTCCGATTCGCAGGGGAACACATGGCAATTTAACGGGACGCTTGTTGTAACCTTGCGTTCGGTGGAAAACTAGGAGATAACAATGGCTTATTCACGCAGGTCTTACAAAGGTGCAGCAGTATCAAACGCTTTAGGTGGTAGCGGTCTTGCCGCTAACGCCACAAGCATCACTCTCTCAGCAGCAGTGTCTGGATGGTCCACAAGTGGGACACCTTTCTTTGTTGTTGTTGACCCAGGCACAGCCAAAGAAGAAAAGATTTGCGTTATCTATGCTTCTTCTACAACGTTGACCGTAGTTGACCCTGCTGTTACATCGGCGTGGTCAGCATCAGTTAATGGTCGTGGCGTGGACGACACCACAGACAGAGCGCACGATGTTGGTGCAACTATTTACCCTGTGTTCACTGCTACCGAAGCAAACCAGGCTAACGAACTTGTATCCAAGTACACCGTCAATGGTGACATCGTTGTTCATGGTTCATCTGGTCCTAAGACTATTTCCACTGGTGGTTCAGGCAATAACAACAAGGTTTTGGTTGCCGACTCTACAGTGACTGACGGTGGTGTCAAGTGGGCAACCGTGGGAACTGACGGCATTGCTGACTCGGCTATCACATCAGGCAAGATTGCAGACGGTGCAATCGTCAACGCAGATATCAATGCCTCTGCCGCTATCGCTCTTAGCAAGTTGGCTACAGGTGCATTGCCTACCGATATCACAGTTGCATCTGCGAACCTTGTCAACGGCACTGTGGCATTAGCAGACCTTGCTACTGCTGTTGCCAATGCTCTTGTACCTGTCGGAACTATCAGTGCTTACGCAGGTGCAACAGCCCCTACAGGGTGGTTGCTTTGTGACGGTACAAGCACCACTGGCTACACAGCATTGGCTACTTTGGTTGGTGCGACAACCCCAGACTTCAGAGGTCACACCCTTGTAGGTAAAGGCTCTGCGCCTTTTGATGGTGCATTACTTTCTAAGTTCGGTTCAACCACTAGCACTGCTGCCCACACCCACGGCATTGACCACGACCATGCTTCTTTCACATCTGGTGATGATAGTCCTGACCATACACACACCCAGTCAGGTCCAACTGGGACTACCACCTATGACAGTGGCGGTATACCACAATTCACTACGGACAGCGATATCCAAACCAGTGGTGCTTCTGTCCGACACCAACACAGCATTGATGTCCCTGCCTTCACTGGAACATCTGGTGCTTCCAGCGTTGGTTCCACCCACGGCAACGTCCAGCCATCGGCATTAATCAATTTCATTATCAAGCACGACTAAACCTGCTAGTATCTAGCCATACCTGGAGGGGTCAACCAGTAGGAGAACCCCCATGTTGTCATTGAAAATTGCCAAGGACGTAGCAAGCCGCATCATTGCGCTGTTCATCATGTCCAGCCTTACCATCATCACAGGCTCTAGCATCATCAACTCCGTAGGCACAGGCGTGTCCATCCCGTTGTGGTACTCAGCAGCCCTTGGTGGTTTCCACGCAATCGCAGACGTACTCGTCAATCTTGCTAAGGCATCTCTTGACGGTAAGTTAGAAGCACATGAAGTGGACGCAGCCTTCGGTGTGAAGCGTGACGACCAGGCTCAGTAGAGCCGCACTACTTTTCATAGGGGTTATTGCTTCTGCTTTACTGCTGTCATCCAGTGCTAAAGCAGAAAACCCAATCATCACACGACCAACAGACATTTGGTTTGAGTACACAGAAACAACACAGTTCGTAGCGCAGACCTACCAGTCTGAAGGCTACCCATCTGACCCTCAATTGTGGCTATACACAGAGGATGGCGAACTGATTGTCAGCAACGATGACTACAACGGTTTGCAATCCTATTTGTCTGTCCAGTTAGAGCCAGGTAGGTACCGTCTACGGGCAGGTACTTGCTGTTGGCAGCCCGATGTTTGGCGTGATGGCACTTCATGGAATGTGCAGTATGAACTGGGCTACGGACAGGGCGCTGTAACTACCGTTGCAGAGTTGCCCACAACAACGCCCCAACCAGCAACAACCACGGAGCCACCCCAAACAACAACTCTGCCAGCGACAACGACGACAACATCTACTGTCCCCCCGACCACAACAACAGAACAAACGACGACCACCACAGAAGCGACAACCACAACCACAACGACAACCCTTGCCCCTGTAGTTTCTTCCACCTCCGTTGCGCCTGCCACAACTTCACCTCAAACCACCACATCTACTGTTGCTCCTTCCACCACAACCACGACATCAAGCACGTCAGTGCCGCCAACAACACAGCCGCCCATTCCAGAACCCACATTACCTACTCCCATTCCTACGAGTACATCAACAATACCCCCTAACATTACAGAAGAAGAAGCAACAAAGATAGCCCTAGACCCTGAAGTCTTGGCGACCATCACCCAAGAAGAAGCAACCCAGGTCTTTGAAGCCCTCGTCATAGACGAACTCACAGACACCCAGTTAGAAGAACTCGTAGCGTCAGTACAGGAAGCCCCTACAGAGGTACGAGAAGCCTTTGAAGATACCGTAGACATCTTTAGCGGGGGTCTAGACACCTATGTACCCATCGGTTCCAACGTCCCCGTATCCACCCGTAGAACCCTCGTCACCCTAGCCGCAGTCACAATGACAGCCGCCGCCACGACCCGAATGAAATGGTAGATTTGTACCCATGCGTAAATATCTAGGCGTTATCGTTTCCATACTTCTCTGGGCATCAGGCACAGGGCTAGTTCTCATCACCCTGTCAGGACCCACACTGTCCAAGGCTCTGATGATTAGCGTGACAACCCTTGTCGTTCTCATCCTCGCTGCCGTATTCAATATCGCAACTGATGAGTAAATAGTAAAAGCCCCAGGCGAAGGAGAAAGGGAAAAAGAACTCCGCCTGAGGCAAACGAAATAGTACACCCACCCCAATACAAAAGCAACACAGGAACAAACAAATGTCAAAGACACTCCCATATAAAAAGTTAGTAGTACCTACTGGTTTGAAAGGTCAAATCAATGGTCGCCTTGACAAGAGTCTTCTTGTTGGTGTGAAGACTGGCGGCAAGATGTACAAGGAAGCAGCCGAAGCGTTCAATAAAATGTATGACGCAGCAATGGCAGCAGGTATCCAACTCCGCAACATTGGTGACTATCGTTCCTATGACGGACAGTACGCAATGTTTATGGACCGCTATGAAGTAGCCAAGCCGAACGACCCACGCCTCGGCAAGAAGAACACAGTGACCCGTAAGTTTGACGGCAAGACTTGGATTCTGAAGAAGGGTAAGGCACCATCGGCTGCACCAGACCCGACAGGTAAGTCAGGTTCTAACCACGGATGGGGACTTGCCATTGACCTTGCTGTTGAAGGCAAGGGTGGCAACATTGTCGGCATGGCATCGGCTAAGAAGGGCTTTAAGTGGATGTGTGAGAACGCACCAACGTTCGGGTTCTACCTCCAAGGGAGCAACATCAAGTCGCCAGAGTTTGAACACTGGCACTGGCAGTGGTGTGACGGGAAGTGACCGTCATCCAGGTCTTAGGGATGGTGGCTGCGGCAGTCGCCTCCCTTGGTGTCATTCACCGTGGCTTGCTATTACCTGCGTACCGTTGGGCTAAGCGCATTGAGAAGGATATGAGGTTCGTTGAGGAGCAGATGCGCCCGAACAGTGGCTCGTCTTTGCGGGATTCTCTTGACAGAATTGAGAACCGTTTGACCCTTGTGGAAACGTACATCACTAAGCCTGACTGATAACCTGGCGAGTCCTATGACACTCGCAGACCTTATCGCCATCCGTAATTTCCTAGTAAAAGTAGTGGTTCGGGGACCAGAAGAAGAACAACTAGTGAATCTTGTAGCACGAATAGAGCAACTCCTCGCCACCCATAAAGCGGCGTAGTAACCTAGAGCCATGACCTCGTTGTCCAACCTCTACGTATGCCCCACCTGCGAAGAAGCATGGCACCAATCACAAGGACGCTACTGCCCTGAGTGCCGTACAGAAGGCGAGCCAGCAGAAAATGAACACTGACTTCCAACCAGTTCTCGTCACATGGATTGACGCACACGCCTACGAAGGCGGGTCTTGGGTTTACCCCCACGACATTGAAGACACAGGCGACTATGTAGTGAAAACAATCGGATGGTTGCTGCCATCAGGTGAAGGTGGTTTCTCCAATCATGCGAGTGTCGCCCAGTCATGGGGCGCAGACGATGCGATAGACCACATCATCAACATTCCCAACGGTATGGTCAGGTCAATTCAGTTTCTTCAACCCTTCTCAAAAGAAATCACAATTTAGTATTGACTTTGACACACCCTGCCTGTAAAGTGATTTATACATAACACAGAAGGAAGGGGAACTCCATGAGTTTCACACGGTATCGCATACCAAAAGCACCACACGGTTCACAAGCATGGCTGAACCAACGCTACGAAGATGACAACGGCAACCGCCGCATCTCCGCTAGTGCAGCAGCAGCCATCTACGGGCTACACCCGTTCGTGAAGCAAGACCAATACGCAGCAGAACTGCTGTCAGGAATTGCACCAACACCAATCCCACCAAACGCCGCTATGGAAACAGGCAACCGTTTAGAAGACACCATCATCCAGTGGGCAGGTGACCGCCTCGGCATCACATTCACCACACCCGATGAACTGTTCTGCTATGACGATGAAGAAGGCGCACACCTTATCTCCACCCTTGATGGTTGGAACGAGGAGACACGCCACATCCTTGAAGTCAAGACCACAAGCCGTGAGTATTCAGGTACTCTGCCTGACTACTGGCGTATCCAGGGCATCACTCAATACATTTGTGCTGATGCTAAGC